TAGGTCTAGTCGAAGGAACTGTGAAAATGCACGTGCATCATATGCTAAAGAAAACTGGCGCTTCCAATCGTACGCAACTCGCGCTAAAACTCGCGTATTCTGCCGATTGGTCGCTACATTCGGAGCGTGTTTCCTAAGCAATGGGCGAGACCACTCAATCTAGTGCGGGAGTGAGTGAACGTAACTATATCGTTCCGAAGCACGGTGCTGGTAAGCTTACGCCTTTCCAGAAAGGCAAGTCTGGCAATCCAGGCGGATGGAATCAGAGTGCGTACTTCGAGGCGCGCAAAATCTGTGCAGAATATTCCACCGAAGCAATTCACCGTCAGCTTGAGCTCATGCGCTCGGATGATGAGCGTGTAGCGTTCATGGCAACTGAAGCGATACTCAATCGAGGCATTGGCAAGCCGCGCGATCACTCGACTGAGGATCAGGCGCGCACGATCGTCAACCTCGACAATCTCTCGGATGATGAACGTGCGTTGCTCGCGAAACTTATGGGCAAGGTGCTGCCGAAGGATGCGCCGTGACATATCTCGCACATCTTACACAGATATTAGAGAATCAGATTGTGATCATGCTCGCTCTGGCAAAGCTAGCGGTAGACGATGAGACCAAGAGTGCGCTTGTCGATGCTGTGGCTGCTACGTCCAACCTAATCGATGGTGAGGATGCGCCATGAGCATTGCCGGCCACACATATAACTTCGGCCGTTGCGAGTGCGGGCGCTGGCGCTCCGATGTCAACAGCGCGGCGCGTGAGGCAATAGCGCGTGGTGCAACGCTGGTGGACGAGCCTAGCGTTGCGCATGTCGGGCGTTGCACGCAAAGCGAGTGGGACGAAATCTTGCGCGATCTCGAAGCGCAGACCAAAGCGATTGAGCTCGCGGGGATGTCGTGATGCGTGCTGAGCGAGCCTTCGCATCGGCCATCGGCAAGCGCTTGCGCCTAATCCGTCGCCGCTACCGGCTGACGCAAGATGACGTGGCGCAGTTTGCTCGCGTCTCCCGCTGGTCCGTCTCCTGCTGGGAAAGCGGGCAACGCACACCGTCGATACTCCACGCCATCTCGCTCACAAGCCTCTATGGCGTGTCACTCGACTGGCTCATTGGTAGGAAAAGAACATGAGACAACGCACACACTCGCGCTATGGCTGGGTGCCTGACCTGCCAGATGCGCGCGATCACTTCTTCAGCGTTGCCGCTGACGTAGCGATACCGCCGGCTGTGGATCTGCGCTCGCAATGCCCACCGCCCTACGATCAGGGCCAGCTAGGCTCGTGCACGGCCAATGCGATTGGTGGTGCGGTGCAATTCGAGTGGCTAAAGCAGGACAACCCCGCAGAGGTGCCGTCGCGTCTCTTTATATACTACTGTGAGCGGATGATCGAGGGCTCGATCTACTCGGATTCTGGTGCGATGCTGCGCGATGGGATCAAGGTTGTAGCGCAGTATGGCGCGCCATTCGAGAGCGCGTGGCCGTATGACATCACCAAGTTCACGATGCGGCCGCCGCAGGTCGTGTGGATTGCTGCGCAGCAGGACCGCGCTGTTGCGTATGCGCGCGTCGTGCAGACCACGGGGCAGATGAAGGCGTGTCTGGCGTCTGGTTATCCGTTCGCGTTCGGGTTCTCGGTGTATGAGAGCTTCGAGAGCCAAGAGGTAGCGGCGAGTGGCGTCGTGCCGTTGCCAGCTTCGTCTGAGGAGTTGCTGGGCGGCCATGCGGTGCTGGCGGTCGGCTATGACGATGCGAGCCAGCGGTTCATCGTGCGGAACTCGTGGGGCGCTGGCTGGGGGCAGGGCGGCTACTTCACTATGCCATATGCGTATTTGGGCGATCGGTCGCTGGCGTCGGATTTGTGGACGATCCGGCTGATGGCTAGGCCATGACGCGGGTTGAGGCGCTTGTGGCGCTGTTGCGGTCGCTGCCGTTGACGGCGGACGAGTTGCGTCAGTTAGACATGGCGTTGTTGGCGGAGTGGCACAAGCGCGCTGGCGGGACTGAATCGGCTCCGGTGCGGCTGTGACCGATCTGGACCGGCGTATTATGAGGCGTGCGAGGGAGGCGCTTTCTGCATACATGATGAAGCCTATCACTCGATATGACGTGTTTTGGTGGGTGGTTTGTGCATTCATAGCGATTAGGTTCCTGCCATGAGCGCGTCTGACGTTCCTGTGGCAATGCCTCATAGGTCCAACCACCAATGGCGGGTGGAGCATTGGGTGAAGCGACGCCGTTGCTACGGTTGCGGCGTGCGGACTGTCGGATACCGCTGCGACTATTGCCGCGAGCGAGTTAATGAGCGCAGGCGGATTGCGAGGGCTGGCCGATGACCGATGTTCCTGTGTGCGCTGGGCGTGGATCGCAGCCTAGGTGCAAGTATTGCCGGATGAACGGTAGCGAGCCGGCGGTTTACTGGTGCACGGCGCTGTATAATGTGGTGACTGGTGAGGCGCTGTTGCGTGCCTGCGGGGAGGTGCGTGGTGATCAGATGGCGTGCGGGCGGCATGGGGCTCTGTATGAGCCGGCGGAGGTGTCGATCAGGCCTCAGAGGGTGACGGTGCGCGAGGATCTTGGGTGAGGTGGTGTGACCGACCTCGCTGAACTGCTGGCGAATGTCGGGCCTGGAATGCTGGCGGAGCTGGCAGAGCGCGAGATGTGGCCAACGTTCAATCGGCTGTATCTAATGTTCCCGGAGAACGGTCCATTACGGCGCGAGTTATATCCTAAGCATCTAGATTTCTTTGCTGCTGGCGCGCGACACCAAGAGCGAGCCTTCGTGGCGGCTAATCGCGTTGGAAAGTCGGTTGCTGTTTGTTACGAAGCGGTGTGTCACCTTATCGGATGGTATCCTGTGTGGTGGCAAGGATACCGGTTCAGTCGGCCCATAGTGGCATGGATCTGCGGTGAAGATACCAAAGCTGTTCGCGAGAGCCTTCAAGGTGCGTTGCTCGGACAGCCTGGGTCGCTTGGGACCGGTCTGATACCGAGAGATCGGATAGAGCGGGTTGTTGCTCGTAGTGGCGTTCCTGATGCGGTGGACGCGATGCAGATCCATCATGCGTATGGCGGTTCATCGCGTCTAGTTTTCAAAGCCTATGAAATGGGGAGAGAAGCGTTTCAGGCGGCTAAGGTCGATGTAGTTATCCTCGATGAAGAGCCTCCGCAGCCTATTTATTCAGAAGCTCTTACTCGAACGATGAGTACTATACCGGGAGAGGCGTCTGGTCTTGTGCTGTGCGCGTTCACTCCGTTGAAAGGACTATCTGCGGTAGTGCAGTCGTTCATGCCGGGTGGTGAACGGCGGGAGGGTGAGGTTGGATATCATCACAAGAGCTGAGCTTCTGCTATGAGCCGGTGGACGACATTCGCAACGTGGGATGACGTTCCCCACCTGTCCCAGCAGGACAAGGTGGATCTTGCCCAATCGTATGCACCTCATGAGCGCGATGCCAGAACCAAAGGCATTCCGTCGCTCGGTGCGGGAGCGATATATCCTGTGGGAGAGGAAGAAATTATCTGTGACCCTTTTGAATTTCCTGCGTGGTATCGCCATGCGTATGGGTTGGATGTGGGGTGGAACCGGACGGCGGCGGTGTGGGGAGCGGTCGATCCCGAGGACGACTGCTTGTACCTGTACAGCGAGCACTATCGGGGCCAGGCTGAGCCGGCGGTACATGCCGCGGCGATTCGATCCCGAGGCGAATGGATACCGGGAGTGGTTGATCCTGCCGCCAGAGGCCGAGGGCAGAGTGATGGGCAGCAGCTACTTGGTCAGTATATTGACTTGGGCCTTACGTCGCTGACGCCTGCGAATAATGCAGTCGAGGCAGGCATCCATGCGGTGTGGTCGCGTTTGAGCATGGGGAAGTTGCGGGTATTTAGGACATTGCAGAATTTTCGTCAGGAGTATCGGATTTATCGGCGTGACGAAAAGGGAAAGATTGTAAAAGAGATGGACCATTTGATGGATGCGGTGCGGTACTTGTGTCTATCGGGACTCGACCGTGCTATTCAGCGGCCGGTTGAGCAGTGGGCTGGTCGCCCTGGGATGCCTCGGACTGCGGCGAGTGGGTTTCAGAGCGAGTATAAGCCGTTTGAGCAGGCTTATGGGTCGGTGAAGCAGAAGGAAGGGGTGCAGTCGTGGAGCGGCGTGGGATCGTGGAAGCGATAGACGACAAGCCGGCGGAGAAGTCTGCGCCGACCGATGCTGGAAGCGTGTCAGAGCGCGTGTCGGATGTGATCATGGACGTTTACCACGGCCGCACTACGCCACAGCAGAACAAGGCGCTGGTCCGCGAGGTTGAGCGCGTGGGGCGCTTGAAGCCGGATGCGGACAAGGCGGTGGGGAAAGCGATTGGTGGATGAGGCGTGGCATGAGGTGGTGGACTGAGCAGCGTGGCGAGGTGGAATGCAGCGAGGACGGTGAGATGCCCTTTGGTTGGGCGACGCGAAAGGACGTAACGGCGGCGCAGGCTGCCATCATAGCGGAGATCCAGAAGATGAGTGCGACACTCGAACAGCAACTACAGACTTTGACGGCGAACATCGCGGCGGATGCGGCTGCGGTGAAGACGGACCTCGATGCGATCCTGGCGCGGATGACGCCTGGCTCGACACTGACGCAGGCGGACTTGGATGCGTTGACGGCGGTTAGCAACTCGATGGATGCGCTGAAGGCGGCTGCGGATGCTGGGGCGAATCCCGCGCCTCCTCCGGGGCCTTGAGTCATGGGGTTTGGTGGGGGGAGCACTCCTCCTCCTCCGCCTCCTCCGCCTCCGGCTGCGCCGCCACCTACGATGGCGGATGCGTCGGTTAATCAGGCTGGGGCTACGCAGAGGTCGAGAGCGGCGGCGGCGGCTGGTGCGGGTTTTGCAGGGACTGTGGCTAATGTGGGAGGGTCGCAGGGGCTGGTGCAGCAGGTGACTAATGCGCCACGG